CATTCCTTGGCCTCCGGTTTAGTTATTTGTTCCTAACGCAAAAAGCGATACGCTTACATCTGTTGTAGCGGTTGCGCTAAAGAAATGTAAAACATCTCCAGCTTTTACTTCGCGACACATCTCATATGCACCTGTTAACATTTCAGATCCTGATGCAGCAAATGTTGTTCCAGTTGGATCGTCAGCAGTTTGATTTAAAGCAACCCAAACATAGCCTGTTGGCATACATTTAATGATGGCTTTATAACTACGCGCATTTCCCGGGATAGTTAAAGTAGTATCAGTTGTAATGGCTAATTTCGCACTGTATTTTAAATCCGCAAATCGTAATCCAAAATCAGTTACAGTTTGTTGTGCTACGTATGGTGTAATCATCTTTTAATCCTTTAAAAGTTAAGCAATTTTTCCGAGACGGCAATCGGCGACATAATGTAAATATAAAACAGACTCGGAAGTACCATCCCAGCCTCCACCTACTTGCTGGTACATAAATGTACTTGCAGTAGAACGATAATTTATTCCTTTTGTTCCACTAAAGAATACTTCCCACCAATCGGATAAAACAAAATTTGCAGTATATAATTGCGCCCCAAGATAATATTCTCTAACTAAAACATTACCCGCAGACCCTCCTCCCGGAGGATATATCAAAACTGAGGGAGCCACTCTCTTCGGTGTGTTATACCTAAATCCAAATGTCCGAGCTAATATGTATGAGCTGCTTCCGCCTGTTCCTTCTGCAAATAACTGAAACGACATTGCCCCTGCAGTAGAGTTTGACCCCGGGACAACGGCTTCATCATAACTTTTCTCATAGTAAAACTGGCATTGAGAAAGCACATCCGATTTAGATAAAGGAGCCGGCCTTGTTGGTAAGTCACCTTTATTTAGTGAGATGGAGTTTACATTAATCGTTGTCGCTGTATCCCATGCGAATACCACTACTATAGCAAACTTATCCGTGTCGTTGTATTGCCCACTATCAATAATTTCCCAGCCAGTAAACTTAATGTCATTATTTTCCGTTGGCAAAGATGTCGACAATGCTGCTCTGGCGGTGTCTAGTCCGCTTCTAGGGATTAGAGTCCACCCAGTCGCTATATTCGAAAGAACTCCAGAGCTTGATATATCTACAAGCTTCAATGGCAAAATCGGTATAGCCGTTGCTGCGGGGGCTCTATAGAGGGACACGCTTACCGTTACATTCCCTCCGCCAGCACCAAGGTAAGCACAGATATTAGAGCTTAGGCGTGTAAACGCAACTTCTCTTGCTTGCGCTCCGCTAAGGTATTGCATTATATACATGGCTTGGTCGTTTGCAGCCGGCGCTAAAGTGAGGCCCCCGCTGGCTGAGTTTCTACTGACCCCTACGTTACCAGATGATGTCAAACATATAGTTTGGTCCCATTTATAATCCACTGTCGTATTTGCAGTCTGCGCTTCTCCAATTTGTGCCGGATTTAGTGGAAAGTCCCATGCAGTTAACAAGCTTGGAATAGGAGAGCTCGTAACTCTTGGCAGATAGTAATCTCCCATTAATGCTTCAGCTCGGTTTGCACTAGAAATGTCATACCCAAGCAAAGGAGCGGCCTCAACGTTAGAAGCAGGAACTATTTGAATACTACTGATTGCAAGCGAAGAGCCTGGTGCAAAAGAAATATAGATATCTACAAACCCTGCTTGCCCTGAAAACGTATCGGTAGAAACCGGTATCTGAGGGCTGCCTGCCGTATAATACGTATAGTCTGAAAGCTGTCCAATTTGTTTGGTCATTAACTCTAATGGGCTTGTTGCCTCGCTTCCGTTAGATGCTTTGTAGAACATTTTTATTTCTGTATCAGCATTAATAAGGTTTTTAACCAAAATTCCTAATGATAAAAACAACGCATTATTTGAGGTGCTAGTCCATAACCCTGAGTTGCTATCAAATCTTTGTCTTAAATAACAATAAGATATGCCATTATCCACCGATACTTTTAAAGAATATGGTGGGTTAGTAGGTATAGCTAGCGAGCCAGTTAAGGGTAATCTCTCTACTGTTACGTTCCCTGTCCCATTAATCACAAAAGTCCAATTAGGGGCACATTCAAATTCTAGTTCAGAGCCAGATACTGTATACGTAGTCGTGGAAGGGCTTAAGGTTGGGATATCATTTATTAATATCTCAGTAAATTGAGGGTTTGCTATCTGATTCTGTACGGGAAGTCCGCTTGTAACGCTTCCGCCACCTGAAAGAGCACCGTTTGGCCATGCTTCTCTTGTAAACTGGTCTACACCGTTTGAATCTTTAACAACCACATAATATAAATCAGTAGTTGTTCCATCAGCTAACCAGGGGTAGTAATAAATTACAATATTGTCTCCACCAGAGTTCTGCACGGTGCCAATTGAACTTAAAGTAATCGGATTTGGCAGTGGAACATATTGATAATTAGGAGGAGCTCCGGTTAATTGGTAAACAGTTTTTGGTGTAATTCTAGAGGAGTCTCTATAGAAAGTAATAGTGCCACCAGCTAAGGGCAAACCAGAATCTTTGTCGAGGAAGGCCTCTTCTAAAGGCCCATCGGTTATGTATTTTGGATCTAAAGCCATTTTATTTTCCTTCCTTGTTTTGACGAGCTACATCCTGTGCTTTTTTTCTTCCTAACACTTTTGCAAATTCCGTTACCATTTTTTCTGCATCATTCATACCAGCGATAGAGTGAACTTTCTTCATGATGTCAGGATCGTACATTAACTTAATAACTTCTTTATCTGATTTTCCATCAAACAGTTTTGCTATGAATGATTTCACTTCTGATTTAGAGGTTGGAATGTTTGCCTCTGTTAATTTTTTTGCAAGTGCATCGATATCTACGTTTTTTCTCTTGCTGTAAATACGTTGAGCATCCTTGAGAAATTGCTTAGCACCAGGAACATCTCGCGTGTGTAGTAACGCTTCTTTTAATGCTTGGTCGCCTTCAATAAATTTAAAAAAAGTTTTACCATCAAGGTTCTTCTTATCAGCTAAACTTTCAATTTCGTTTACAAGGGTTCGTCTTTCTGAATACATCATTGCAGTTTTGTAGTCATCAGAAAATTCTTTCATTGCATTTGAAAGAGAGCTTCTTGCGTTTCTTAAATTGTATGTAGACCCTTTTTCTGATTTGATCATCTTATCAAGTGCGCGCCTTATAACATCATACTCTCCAATTGAGCCTTTTCTAGACTTATTGAGTTCTGCGGAAAACTCATTGTTATTCTTGGCAAACTTACGAGCCCTATCATAAAGTTCTTGATGCTCTTTAGGAATAACACCCTTTGGTATCCTAGTAGGGCTAGCAACAGAAAATGCTGCTTCTTCTGTTTGAGCGTGCTTTGCAGGACTGTATACGCCAGATTTGAATTCTTGGTTAAGCCTTACTTCGTTCTGTTTCCTAGCATCCTCTAATGATTTACGAAGACGAAGATTAGCTTTAGTCTTTCCAGCTTCAGCCTCTTTAGCTAAAAGAACCTCATCTTTAGTCAACTCACCAGGAGTTAGGTGCACACCTCTTCTTTCAGCTGCCCTTTGAGCAACCTTTAACTCTCCTGGTCTAGCAGCATTAGCAGCATCAATGACGTCCTGTGCGTAATTCTTTGCGGCGGGGCTTCTGGTTCCTAAGATTTTTGGAAGAATGCCCGCTGTGGCTCCGCCTCCAAGCGCGCCCACTATACCTGCTGCTATTCTGGCAGGAAGGGGTAACCCAACTAATTCAGATCCCTTCTCTCCTGCGTATCCGCCGACTGCTCTAGGTGCTATATAGCGTGCTGCCCTGGCTATAGGGTTATTGGAGGTAAGGCCGCTAAGTCCTAATTGGGCTCCCCCAGCTATTCCTCCTGCATTCAGACCTGCCTCTTGCCTTTCTTCTGGGTTGAATAGGTATCCTAGACCGCCCTGGATGGCGCTTTGCTCTGCGGCGGTCCCAAGAGCTCTAACAAGCCCGGGAGCTTTAGAGAGGCCTTTGGCCAAAAATCCACCAGGGATAAAAGATGCGGCCATCTCCGGAATCTTCTGAATAACTTGGTTTTTGTTTTGGACACCGAACATCTTACTGAAGTCGGGTTTATTTTGTTCCATAGAAGGTCTAAAGGCAGAAACCACGTTATAAGCCGATTCAGCTCCGCCAGCACCAATATTTCTGAAGGCATCATGAAGTCTGTCTAGAGCTACCTGACCCTGAGACTGAGGTGGTTGGGCTACTTGAGTATCAGGAATTCTTCCTTCTCTTATTTTATTTGCTTCTTTAGCTACCAAGTCTTCAGTATTTTGCATCTGATTAGCTGCTATCTCGTCTGGGAAATTCTTAGCGATAGCAGACCTCATTATCTCATGGGTTGTTCCATCTGGGAAGTGAAGAGTTTGACCGTTCTGCAGGTGGACCGTTATCATCAAAACCCTCCTTCAACAAAGTCAGAACCATTCCAATAAAGAGCTTTTTGTTTGTCTTGATTTTTCTGAATAGGCTTCGGATTATTTTTTCGATAAGCATCAGCTTCTTTTTTAACAACGTTAACATTTTCTTGTTTAGTCTTCTCTGTTTCTCGTAGTGGGTTCTTCCCAGTTAAAACTTCCTTTATTGTTCCAAGTTCAGGCTTTAAGGTTGCCCACTTCCCTCTAATCTTAGCCTCTAGAGCGCCAGGCGGCATTAAGAAACTACTTGGATCGGTATTTTCATAAACGCTTTTCATTCTTTCATACCCTGATGAGCCCGGGAACGCTCTCATATATTGATCTGCAAATATATGAAGTTGTTCTCTAGC